AAGGACTGTGGCAATGAACATCAATCGAGAAGTGCTGGTCAAGGCGTTGCGATTCGCCCGGTTGGGCACAGCGATCCGCGGGGAGACGCTGGAACAGTCCAACGCATTCGTGTTCGTCAACCAGAAGCTGATCACGTTCAACGACGAGATCATGACCCAGTCCGATTCACCCATGGACATCACCGCTGCGGTCCTCGCAGACGAGTTCCTGAAAGTCATCGAGAAGATGCCGGACGAGGAACTGGACGTGGAACTCAAGGGGGACGAGATCATCCTCAAGGGAACCAAGAGGACGGCGGGCATCACGGCCTTCAAGGAAATTCAACTGCCCTACGATGCCGTGCCCGGACCCGACAAGTGGTCCAAGCTGGGGGACGGGGTCCTCAAGATGCTTCAGCAGGCCGCACGGACCTGCGGCACCGACATCACCCAGGAAATGACCACCCTCGTCCACATCACCCCGAAGATGATCGAGGCCTGCGACAACTGGCGGCTGTTCCGGGCTGTCATGGATACGGGATTCCCGGAGGAGTGTCTGTTGCCGGCCTCCTCCGTGACCCAGATCGCCCAGCTGGACCTCAGACGGGTATCTCTCCACGAGGGGTGGGCCCACTTCCGGACGGCTGACAAGCAGATCGTCTCCATTCGTACCTCCAAGGAGAAGTACCACGAGGGTATGGACAAGCTGCTCGATATCGGAGCAGCCCAGGACGTGCGCTTGCCGAAGAATCTGGCCGACATCATCAGCCGCACCGTCGTCATGATGTCCGCGGAGGAGGAACCCCACGTCAGGATCAAGCTGAAGGAGGGTGAACTCACGGTGGAGTCCAGGAAGGACTCCGGGTGGTATCGTGAGCGGAAGAAGATTGAATACACCGGGGACGTGATGGAGTTCGATGTTCACCCGAAGTTCCTGGTTGAAATCCTTCAGAGGACTCACAAGGTCCAGGTCGGCAAGGCCCATCGCATCAAGATGGAAGCCGATGGGGTTCAATTCGTCGTGGCTTTGATCAAGAGCGTACCGAAAGACAAGCCGTCCAAGCCCAAGGAGACGGAACCCGACGAGGGCCCACCGATTGACAATGACGTTCCATTCTAGGAGTCAACGTGGGATTCTTCAGTGAGGTGAGTTGGCAATCCACGGGGACGGACGTACCCACTACGCCCCACTGTGGTCTTTGTGGCCTGAGCAAGAAGTGCTTCAGCCCTCGGATGCCCCCCACCGGCCTCGGCAAGCGCAAGGTGTTGTTTGTATCCGAGGCCCCCGGGGTAGAGGAGGACCGTCAGGGCTCCCATCTCATCGGGGAGTCCGGTCAGCTACTGCGCAAGATACTAGACAGCCTAGATGTAGACCTCGATGATTGCTGGAGGACGAGTGCGGTCATTTGTCATCCACCCAACAACGAGATAGACGAGAAGTATATCAAGGCGTGTCGCCCCAATCTGATCAAAACCATCCGGGACCTTGACCCCATGGTCATCATCCCGCTTGGGGAGTCCCCAGTTCAGAGTCTGATACAGCCACTCTGGAAGAAGGACATGGGGCCTATATCACGCTGGGTGGGGTGGACTATACCTTCAGGCAAGGCATGGATCTGCCCCACCTATCATCCCTCTTACTTGTTGAAGATGGATGAGGACGAGCAGTTGGTGTCCATTACTCGGAAGCATTTGAAGAAGGCTCTGAGTATGGAATTCGAAATCCCCCCTGTCTGTAGCCTCTCCCACCTCCAGCAAAAGGTGGAGGTGATCCTAACCGATCAAGCGGCCAGAGCAAGGTTGAGGGACCTCCTGACGAAATGCGGGTTGCTGGCCTTTGACTATGAGACCACAGGGCTCAAGCCAGAGAACCCTGAACAGAGGATTGTATCTTGCTCTTTCTGTCTCAACGGGGAAGACACGTGGGCCTTCCCAGTAACAGAACGAACGACGCCCTTGTTGTCCCGGGTCCTCCTATCTCCAAACCTGGTCAAGATTGCCAGCAACCTCAAGTTTGAAGAGAGGTGGACCCGAGCCAAAATGGGTCATGGCGTGGTCAACTGGGACTGGGATACGATGCAGGCAGCTCACGTCTTGGACAACCGACGTCAGGTTACCTCTGTCAAGTTCCAGTCATTCGTCCTGCTGGGAATAGGGGACTACAACAGTCACGTTGAGAAGTACCTTCAATCAGAATCGGCCAATGGTCTCAACCGTATCACCGATTTAGATATCAGGGACGTCCTGCTGTACAACGGACTGGATAGCCTCCTAGAGTACCGGGTGGCCCAACGCCAGAAGAAGATGATGGGATGGCGATGAACGTATTGCCCTACACCCCCGAGTCGTATCAGCTGATGCACGACGGGGCCATTACCCTCGCCCGAGTCGAGAGCAACGGGATACGGATTGACACGGAGTACCTACGCAAGACAGCACGACGTCTCACCAGGCGCATCGACCACCTGAGTCAGAAGATTCAAGAGTCTGAAGTGGTACAGACGTGGAAAACCAAATTCAAGGGCCGGTTCAATCTCAATTCCCTTGATCAGTTGGGGGCTGTCCTCTTCGAAGAGATGGGCTTTGAGAGTGACCAACGAACAGCCACTGGCAAGCACAAGACGGACGAGGACTCACTGAGCAGGATCAACCACCCCTTCATCCAAGACTATCTCAAGATCAAAACGCTGAACAAGACGCTGAACACATACGTCCTCGGTATCCGTCGGGAAGTGGTCAACGGGCTCATTCACCCCTTCTTCAACCTACACCTGGTCACCACGTTCCGGTCTTCCTCCGACAGTCCCAACTTCCAGAATATCCCCGTCCGGGACCCGATCATCGGTAAGCTAATCCGACAAGCCTTCATTCCGCGGTCAGGACATCGGTTGGTTGAGGCCGATTTCAGCGGCATCGAGGTTTCCGTTGCTGCCTGCTACCACAAAGACCCAAGAATGATGGAATACCTAGAGGACAAGACCAAGGATATGCACCGGGACATGGCGATGCAATGCTACATGCTCCCATTGGAGGAGTTGACCCCTACCAAGGGGGACAAAGAGGATACCAAGCGTTGTAAGAACATCCGCTATTGCGGCAAGAATGCATTTGTGTTCCCCGAATTCTACGGGAGTTACTACCCCGACCGTGCCCGGGAGTTGTGGAACTACATCTCATCAATGGATCTGAAGAAGCGGGACGGGACGAGCCTGCTGGTCCATCTGAGAGAACAGGGCATCCGAGAGCTGGGCGACCTGGACCCCACCCAGAAACCCCGGCGAGGGACGATGGAACTCCACATCCAACAAGTGGAGAAGGACTTTTGGGAAAAGCGTTTCCCGATCTATGATGCTTGGAAGAAGAAATGGGTGAAGGCCTACATCCAAGACGGATTCATGAGGATGCTGACAGGATTCATCTGTCAGGGATACTTGAAGCGCAATGAGATTATCAACTATGCCGTTCAGGGGTCTGCTTTCCATTGTCTCCTCTGGTCTTTGATCCGTCTTCAACGAAAGCTAGACAAGCACAGGATGAAGGCCCTCATCATCGGTCAGATTCACGACAGCATCGTCAGCGATGTTCCGGACGAGGAGTTGAACGACTTCCTGGAACTGTCGAGGGAAGTCATGGTGGACGATCTGAAAGACGCCTGGGACTGGATCATCACCCCCATCAACATCGAGGCCGAGGTGACCCCGGTTGACGGCAATTGGTTCCAGAAAGCGGAGATGACCATTGGCTAGGCCCGTCAAGTTTGAAGGACAAACCCACGTATTCCAAGCCCCCAACGGGATGGGAGAAGGAGACTGTGGCGACCTCCCGACGATATCCGTAGACATGGGAGAGAACATCGCTTATGTTAGCTGCTGGAAACTAACCCCCGAGGAACTGGAAGAGGTGAAACGTACAGGGACGATCTGGTGTGGGTGTATCGCGCTCCAGCCACCCATCTTCCTTGACGGATTCCGTCCGTTCAAAACAGAAGATGAGCACAAGCTCAACTGACAAGGGTGGGCTCACTGTTGCCCATAGGAGGAACAAAGCATGAACGAGTTGTACAAGACTCACCGACCTCGCAGTCTCAGGGCCATCATCGGAGCCGAGTCGTCCACCGCCGCTCTGATCAACATGCTGGAGAAAAAAACCCTGCCTCACACAATCCTTTTCAGTGGGCCCAGCGGCTGCGGGAAGACCACGATGGCAAGGATTCTGAAGACGGAACTGAAGTGTCACGATATGGACTTCAAGGAGATGAACTGCGCCGACTTCCGGGGTATCGACACCATCCGGGACATCTCGCGGTTGATGCATTTGGCCCCAACGGGCGGGGACGTCCGCATCTGGTTGCTGGACGAGGTTCATCAGCTGAGTAAGGACGGCCAGCACGCCGCTCTGAAGATACTGGAAGACACCCCCTCACACGTCTACTTCTTCCTGTGTACCACAGACCCCCAGAAGCTACTCAAGACCATCCTCACCCGGTGTTGCCAGATGCCTGTACGTCTGCTCACCCACGACGAGTTGAACACGTTGATCCAACGGGTCCTCAAGAGGGAGAATCAGACCGTTACGGAGAGCGTGATTGAAGAGATAATCTTCAACGCCCAGGGGTCTGCAAGGACCGCTCTGGTGCTCCTGGACAAGTGCTTGAACCTCAAGGAAGAGGAACGGGAAGAGGCCGTCAAGGTCCACGCCGCGGAAGAGAATGAGGCCATCGAGTTGTGTCGGGCACTCCTCTCAAAGACGAAGGAATGGAAGAAGATTGCTAACATCCTGAGCAACCTCAAAGGGGAGCCCGAGAGTGTCCGCTATGCGGTGCTTGGGTACGCTCGTGCAGTGTTACTGAAGTCTCAGAGTCCCCAGGCCTATGGAGTGATTTGTGCCTTCCGGGACAACTTCTATGACTCCAAAGCCGCGGGTCTGGCGGCAGCGTGCTTTGAAGCCGTCTTCGGGTAGGGTATCTCCGATATATAGACGGAGACCAGCATGGACATCAACGAGTTCCAGCGAGACAAAGACATCGACCCAAACCAACTGGACTTGGAATGTATCAAGCAGAGTGATCGATTCTTTCACTGGTGTAAACTCGCTGTGGAGGCTGGGTATGTGGTTGATCGAGCCAAGCTGAGGCTTGATGTTACAAAGGCCCGTCTTGAGATCGCTTGTCGTCAAAGACCCGCGGACTTTGGGTTGGAAAAGTCTACGGAGAGGGGCGTGGAAGCCTCCGTCCTATCCCACGACGAGTATACAGTGGCATACAAGACGTGGCTTGAAGCAAAACGAGATTGCAAGTTGCTCGATGCCGCAGTTGCGTCAATGGACTCCAAACGTAAGATGCTGGACAATCTCATCAGGCTACACGGGCAGCAGTATTTCGCTGGGCCGAATGTTCCCCGCAACCTCGTGAATGAGTGGAAGGAGTATCAAGACCGACTGACGAGCAACGTGAATACTCAGCAGAGAGCCCGGACCCGGAGACGGGGTGAGGGGTGAGGACGATGTGGGAAGTGTTGTCAATGGGCGCGTTAGGGTTGCTCAGTATCATCTGGCTCTACGTGGCGGCGCGTGTCGTCACCCGGGGGGTACTGAGGACCATACGACGTAAGGAAGGACAGGACGAATGAGCAAGGAACGGAAGAGGGTCGCCAAGGAACGGGTGAAGGCCAACGCGGAGAAGGGTGGCCGTGGAGGCAGTGACTGGTTCAAACTCCCTGAGGGGGTGGGACGGTGGAACCCCGACAAGGAGGGACGCTTCAGCATCGACGTCCTGCCGTATGAAGTGAAGAGCCCCCACCACCCAGACGACATCGAGCAGGAGTGTCTGTGGTACAAACTCCCGTTCATGGTCCACCACAGCGTTGGCGCGTCCAACGACAGCGTGGTGTGCCCTCGCAGCCTGAACAAGCCGTGCCCCATCTGCGAGGAGAAGGACAGGCTGTACAAGGACGACAGCGAAGGCAACGAGGACGTCATCAAGGCCCTCAAGCCGCAGAAGTTCGTTGCCTACAACATCAAGTCCCTGGAGGAGGAGGGACGGGTGGACATCATGTGCCTCAGTCGGGGGAAGTTCGCCAAGTGCCTGGAAGGAGAGCTGAAGGACCCGGACAACGACGAGCACTTGGCCTTCTTCGACGTCAACAAGGACGGTCGCACCCTCCGGGTCCGGTTTGTGGAAGCCTCTTTCGAGGGCAAGAAGTACATCGAGGCCACCAAGATCGACTTCAGACCGCGGGAGGAGATGGACGAGGACAAGGTGCTGAACTCCACCGTCTGTCTGGAGGAGGCTCTCATCCTGATGGATTATGAGGACCTCAAAACGATGTTCCTGCAGGAAGACGAGGAGAAGGGGAAGAAGGACAAGGGCTTTGACGAACTGAAGGACGAGGACGAGGACAAGGACGAGAAGAAGAAGCCGTCCAAGGACGAGGACGGTGACGATGACGAGAAGCCGTCCAAGTCGAAGTCCAAGGACGAGGACGGTGACGATGACGATGACGAGAAGCCGTCCAAGTCGAAGTCCAAGGACGAGGACGGTGACGATGACGAGAAGCCGTCCAAGTCGAAGTCCAAGGACGAGGACGGTGACGATGACGAGAAGCCGTCCAAGTCGAAGTCCAAGGACGAGGACGGCGACGATGACGATGACGAGAAGCCGTCCAAGTCGAAGTCCAAGGACGAGAAGAAGAGGAAGGACTCCCCAATGTGCCCGGTCAAGGGCGGGAAATTCGGGCAGGTGGACCAGCACGATGAGTGCGATGACTGCCCGCACTGGACCAAGTGCGAGGAGGCCAGCGAGTAGATAGGCCCTGGACCCCGGGGAGG